CCACTCTATTGGTTTCTTCTAGTTTCGACTATAGAAGTATTATTCCGATGAGTGTAGTCACGGCTGTCGTAGCTCCACCTTTGGGTGTAGTAGCTTTTCATAAATCTATACTATAATTATTAGTAATGTATATAGATGTTTAGCGAAATCCGTCATACGAAATCGCTACTAGCCATATAAAAATAAAAATTTAAATAATTTTAAATTGCCTCTGTTCAACTTAGTGTTTTAGAGTTTTATTGATTTTGAATTTTAATCCCTTATGTGTGATTTAGATCTTGGGCCATGTCTTCGGACGTACTGGGATCGTTGTCAATTAGGACTGAACAATTATGCATAGGAATACGGATTATTTTTCTTAGTTGAGAAGAATTCTTTAATGCTTTGCCACTATCAATTGCCGTTATGTAGGTTTATACTACATGATAGTTTTATTGCAGTGGGTTAAGGATTACTGAGTGGGAGATGCCCCATTTCATAAGTTTGGAAGTGACTTATGATCTTAATATAAAAACCCGCGGGTCCATGGTGTGATAATGGGAAGTCCCGGGTCGGCGGACTGTAGCTGGCTCAACGGGGAGGGACCGTGTTGTCAACCCTCGTGCGACAAAACCTTTTCAAATACCTAACTATGACTACAACTACTGAAATTCGAAGCTACTGGGCGCAACCAGATGAATCTTTTAAGATTCGATGTGAGCAACGCTATGGTGTTGTTTATGATGATCTTTCGACTTGGCGTCGTGCTACTGTCATCTGTACCTATAGTTGGGCAGGTGGTGAGTCTACTGGCAGAGAACAATATGATAATTTCTTTTGGAATTATTATTGTTGTGGTCATTGTTTGGATAAATTGAGAGCTCATATTCTCAAATTTGGAGGGTATTTCACTGAAAAAGATGATCCTTTTCAGTGTGTTCACATTCCTTACCGTTTTATGTCTGATACGGACCGTGCACAGGTTGATGAGCAGGAAGCTGCTGAATATCGTGCTAAGGTTTCAGATAACTATGAGTTATCTGATAATGAAGATATGGGATGGCAACCACAAGGAAAAAATGCTCGAGGAAAATCTTATACCTCAAGACGGATCAAAAGGATTACCGAAAATAATTTTGTTTATGATTTTGGTAAACACTATGATCTTAAAGAGCATGCCGATGTTGCTGATCTTTTACGTAATATCGATGAATGGCTTTGGAAGACGAGAATGCCTCAAGATGTTGTACATTTGAGGAATTTTTCTGCTTCATGGGCGTCACAATCGCATCGTAAGATGGCGTTACATGTGTTGATGTCCCAGGGACATCCTATTGCTAAGCTGATGTTATCAGCTATGACTGGCAAGTTGTCTCAAAAACGGCGAAATGCTTGGAATGTCAACCAACCTCAATATTTGGATACTATGATTGAGTTGGCTTGGCTTTTCATGACTGTTTTTGTTGCAATGAAGGCTTATAAGTATCGTGGAGAGATAAAGAATATTTATAACTCTCTAGGTACTTTGAACGAATCTATGATTCGTGCTACGGATAAGGTTGCACGTGCATCTGATACAGCAATTCCTATGATGGGTAAAATTATGGATGTTGCTGATACTGTTATGGATGCGTGTAATTCGACTTATTCTTATTTTGAGGAATTGGTTCATTCTATTTCTCGTAAGTTTATCGGATTATCACAGATCGTTCAATCATTTGCTACTGGACTTATTACGTGTTTGTTAGTCTTTATGGCATTTGAATTTGCTCGTACTGTATTTCCCAAATATTATTGTGAGATTCGTCTTTGGATCTGCGATAAGTTGGGCTATACTGATGTTCCTTCTAAATACGATTCGTTTGAAGCTCAAGGTGCTGGCGATGAAGAGGAACCCTCTATTTTAGAGGATATTATGAGCTTTTTTGCTCAAAACTTTGTTAAGAAACCTAAGAGGTTCTTTTTGGAGTATTTGGGTGATGTACCTAAGCTCGTTTCTATTGCAAAAGGTTTGGAATGGTGTTTTGAACATCTAGGCTTTTTGTATAATGTGGTGATTGAGTGTATAACTGTTCAACCACGTCCGAGGACTCGATTGGAAAGCGAGATATTGTCATTCTCAATTCTTGTCACTGAGTTGACTCATGACATGAAGATGTTTACGGCTGAAGAGATATTTTCTGAGCTCACAAGTATCAAGTTTGCTAATCTCGATATAGAGAAAGCGCGACTTGAGACCTTAACAACGAAGACCGAAAAGTTGCGGCCGGTATTTATCTCTCGCTTTTTGCAATCAGCCATGGAATTGGAGAAGCTTAAAGGAGCTTATAAAGTCCAAAAACGAATGGCTATACCCCGTCCCGTCCCTGTGTTTGTTTATATTTGGGGAGAGCCGGGAGTTGGAAAATCTACCATATTGCCCGTTCTTTATAGAGGAATATGGAATTATATAATGGAGTATGGAAACCTTGTTGAAGGTGAATTTCATAATGGCCATTTGTATTATTTGAATCAGAAAGAGGAGTTCTTTGATGGATATACCGGACAGTGTTTTACGGTGATTGATGATTTGTTTCAGTCGAAGGATCCTGATGATAGAGCAATGAATGCTCATCGATTGATTCATATGATTTCGCCTGAACCCTATTCTTTACGAGTTGCTACTGTTGAAGAAAAAGCTCATTGTTTCTTTACTTCAAAATGTGTTGTAGCTACATCAAATATGCCTCCTCATTTTGGTGGTAAGAATGTAGGTTTGACTGACCCTTCAGCTTTGTCAACACGAATTACGGTTGCTGTTAAGATGGACCGTAATGGTCGATTTAAAGTTGACAATTCGATTTGTCAAGTTCATAAGACACCTGGAGTTGTGGAGGATTTTATTTCCGTTGAAGACTTGATTGCTCTTATTGGAGAATCAATGTTGCAGCGGGAGAAAGAGAAGAATATTCCTCCCCCGAATCTGAGAGTTCCGAGATTTATTGGAAAACTTAACTCGGCTCGATTGAAGTTTGAGTCTCAAGGTTTGGGAGATGAGAAAGGGAAGGAGAAGATCACTGAGAATGAAGTGCGCGATCTAGCTTTGGCTCAAATGGCTTATCAGGCAGCCTTAAATCACGGAGTGATTTCCGAAAAGGCTCGTCTGTGTGCTAAAATGCTTTCTGATAAGTTTGAAGAAGGTCCTTTCCTCCTCCATGAGTACGGATATGATAAGTTGGTTAAGAATGTCCCTGTTCGTATGGCAGGTGAGTCTGAAGGACGTTATATGAGACGTTTAGAGCACCAACTTTTCTTTGAGACTTATGTCGAACTTTGTGACAATGAAGTTCTTGCAAAGATGAGACTAACCGGCTTGGATATGGATCTGATCGAGAATTATGATGCGTTTAAAGCTCGGTTAGATAAGGAGTATGTTCGGCAGTCTTTACTTCGGAGAAATCTGAAAGAAGATCGTTGGAAGAAAGAACAGCGTAACAGAACTCCTGCAAAGACATGGAAAGAGAGATTGTCTGACCCTATTACAACTGTTAAGGAGTTTGTTAAGGGAATTGCTTGGTTGTATTCAAAGAAATCAGATTCCCGTTTTGCTGATGTTTCAGCGTATTATACTCTGGGCCAGTCTAATCCGGAGTGTATCTTGTTGTGCCCTGATAAAAAGAGGCCAACAAGTATGAAAGAGTGGTGCGAAGCTCATCACTCTGCTTACAACGCTGAGTATTGGGTCGAGGAAGATGCTATTGATTATGACTTCTGGGATCCGATTGCTGAACGACTTGGTGACTATTGGGATTCTCATCCCATGGCTCCTGGTAATTTTGAGGCTCGTTATCAAGCTGCTGATGCCCGTGTGCCTATTATGACTATCCTTACTATGGGAGTAGTAATGTGGATGGGAATAGGATACATGGTAACACGTTTATTGTTTATGATAATGCCTAAGACGGCTCATGAAAATAAAACGCAAGCTCAAGCGGCTTATCCTACTGATGGTAGTGGAAAGACTAAAAGGTCAAAACCAGCCATTAAGAGGACTCAGCGTAGAGCTTCAAAGCGAGATAGGGATAGTAGGCCTGGAAAGAAAACCTTTGTCCCTCAAGGAAAGAATGAGCTCGCTGATAAAATTGCGAACAATGCAGATATTATTGAAGTTCGTATCAGTGAGGAAGACGATAAGTGGGACGAAGTGAAGCTTCAACCCCCTGTAGCTTCGTGCTACGTCCTATTTACTCATTCTAATTATGCCCTTGTTCCCGGACATGTTATGTTCTCTAAGGGAGAGGGTAAGAAGAGATGGTATTCTCTTGTTCGTAACCAGAACTACGTTACGACTGAGGATGAACTTGATTTCATTAAGGAATTACGTGGTGACGTTTTCTTAGTGAGATTTAAAGATCTCCAGGAGAGAAGGAACATTCTCGGATTGTTTGCCGATAAAGTAGACGATTTCGGGAGGTTTAACCATCTTGTTCCCCATATCCTTGATTCTGGACATGATATGTGTCAGGCTTGGAGTTGGGATAATGAATTTGAGACCGTTTTTGTGGATAACGAATACGGATCCTTTGAGACCGATTTAAGGTTCATGGGAATTCCTAATGAAAAAGGTCTCTGTGGAACGCCTTATGTCCACTCTTCTACGAATAAAATCGTAGGAATTCATATGGGAGGAAGTCCTAGTCAACAGATATCTCTTGCGGTATCGTGTTTGAAGGATGATCTTGTTCCTTATTGGGATGCCCAAGGAATAATGGATCCAATTCCTCATATTTTAGGACAGGCCCAAGGCATGAGCGGGGTCCAGGTAATTGGACGTCTGCCGCCTCATGCTGGGTCGTTTGTCCCAACTAAAACAGCACTCAGGGAATCGAAGTTTGATTACAAGTCCTTACCGATACCTGAGACCGAAGATGGTCCAGCTCATTTACTGCCATTTGAAAAAGATGGTGTTCGGATTTCTCCTCTGAAAACTGCTCTTGAGAAGTTTGCTCAACAGGAGAGGGTTCCGAATCCCAAACCGCCGAAGTCAATTTTTGATTGTCTTCCTAAGTCGTTTAATCCCAAGAATGTAAAGGCAGTGTCTATTGAAGACGCGATTTACGGTATTCCTGGATATATGAAGTCTATTGATTTTGATACTTCATCTGGATATTTCTTTAAGAAATTGGGATTGTCTCGTCGTGCTCTTTGTTTCGACGAGAATGGTGAGAAACGAATCCATCCGTTACTTCGTGCAGAAGTTGAGAAAAGGTTGGAATTTGCTAAGAGAGGAATTCAATTTCCAGTAGTCTTTGAGGAGACACTGAAAGATGAAATTCGCTCTAAGGAGAAGAATGACAAGGGAGAAACCCGGCTGTTCTCTGCCGGTGATTTTGCTTCTTTTGTTATTCAGAGGATGTATTTGGGAACCTTTTTCGTAGAATTTACGAAAGATCCTATTGGTTCCCCTGTTGGTCTTGGAATTAATCCTCATTCTTCTGATTGGGGGCGTCTTTACTCTCGATTAAGAGGAAGACCCCATGAAAAAAGACGCGTAGGTGCTGGAGATTTTCGCAACTACGATATCAGTTTGCAGAATATGCTAATGGAGCTATTTTGCAAACTTGTTTCTCGTTATTTTGATGGAATTGACGTGATTGTTGTCGTCATTTTGATCAAGAATAACTTTTCCGGCTGGCATATAGTCGGAGTCTTTGTGTTTTTGCGCCCTAAAGGTACATGCAGTGGATCTTTTATCACTGCAATGTTTAATACCTTTGCTAATTGGTGCTTACACAAAATAGCGTTTATCGCTATATACTCGGAAGAGGAATGGGTGGTCGTAGAAACTACCTTCACTGGAGATGATTCTGTTTTTACTACTCCAGATGAATATTCCGAGTATAATATGGAATATCTTCAGAAGTATTTTCATGAGCATTTTGCTATGAATTATACTTCCCCAACGAAGACTTCAAAGATGACTGTAGACTGGTCAGAGCTCCAATATTTGAAGCGTAATTTCGTTGAGGGACATATGGGCATTATGGCCCCATTGGCGAAGAGGTCTCTTGCCAATATGATCAAGTGGACTGACACTGATCAAGACAGGATTGTCCTTCAATCTGTCGTTTCTTCCCTCCTTTTGGAGGCGTGGCACTATGGTGAAGAGTTTTATAACGAGTGCTACGCATGGTGTCAGGTAGAGTCCCGCAGACTGGGAATTTCCTTCGACCTGAACACCTTTGAGGACATGAATGCCCTCCGCGCCGAGGACTACTAGGTAGCCTCGTCATAAGGTCCCGGGATGACTTTAAACTCGCCCCGTATACCCCTACGTTACAGGGTGCAAGCTGTAAGACAGCGGGGTATGGTTACCCGTCAACAGAACAACCCGCTTATTTGAAAGGAGCGTATCCTTCAAGGCTGGGGGGCCTAAATCTCGACCCCTAGTCGTTTAATGAGATTATGAACACAACTCTAACTGAAGCAAAGGCGGGAATACAAGCTTCCGCCCAACAGGAATTGACAGCACCTGTCGATACCACAATTTTTACTACTCCAACTTTGACTTTTGCAGAAGTAGGAGTTACTGCTGAACAGCTCACTCCAGGCTATGATTCTATAGCTCATGGAGTTGGAGAATTTCCTAGAACTGAACTCTTAGAAAGGACAGTTTTAGTTCAGCAAATTTCGTGGGATACCACAACTGCGCCTGGCCAGCTATATTTAGTAGACATTGACCATTTCCTCAGAGCTTTTGCCCGAAATTGGGATGTTTTAAGACAATTCCAATTATATCGGTCTGATATTGAGGTAACTGTGAGGTTGAATACCAATCAGTTTTATTATGGTGCCCTAATGATTTCTATGTGGCCCGGCGAAACAACTGGACAATGGGTTGATGAGATAGCAGTCTTAGAACCCTGCGTGATATCAGCTAGTTCCGCTGAGTCCGTGATTAAGACATGGGAATACTCGTGGCCGTTCGCCTGGAAAAGAACAGATGATAATTCTAATCCGGTTTACTTACAGATAAGAAACTTGACTGAGTTGTCTCAGGCCGCTGAGAATATTGCTGATCAAATCACAATCCAAGTGTGGGCACGTTTCAAAAATATGAAAGTGTCCTATCCCAAACTTTTGTCCTCAACACCTCCAGTTATTGAGTATGAGGCACAAAGTTCGTCGGGAAAGTTAAAGGTTAAGAAACCTAAGAAAAAGCTTTCCAATCATCCAACTGATTCTGCTGGTGGAGATTTTGCCACTATTGTAGAAGACGCTATTACTGCGGTAGCCGCTGAAGGAATCCATTCGTTAGGTGGATTAATTAGCGGAGGCGTCGGAGATTTACTTGGGATGATGGCTTTTTTGGATAAACCCGATGAAACAGATCCCCAAAAGCCTGTAATAAATGAGGCGAGTAGAGATCTTTTCTTAGTTGACGTTGGCGATTCTAATGTCAGCGTTAGCGTTTACCGGGATAGATATGTAGATCCCGGCAAGACCCGCATGCCTATGTCAGCTCCTTGGACCATTTCAAAATATGCTCAAATACCTGGTCTAAAGGCCTTTATAGATTTTACCACAGCTCATACATCATGGACTTTGAATTTGATGGGCAATTTGGTAAATCCAACTGACTTACGTACTCCACTAGATTATGCTTTTTATAATTCTCATATGTGGAGAGGGTCTGTGAAAGTGATGTTTCAGTTCTTTACATCTGCTTTCATCTCGGCTCGATTAGTAGTTCAGTATATAAATGCAGTGGAATTTCCTGGTTATGATACTGACTACACCAACGGTTTATCACGTGTGATTAACGTGAAAGGCGATACCGTTGAAACCATCACTCTTCCTTGGCTTAGTGCCGTGTGGTGGTCCTCTAAGGCTTTGCCTCAGATTAAGATTTCATTAATCTCAGATATAGCCTCTTCCTCCCCTGTTCTTGATGCCAAGATCTTTGGTATTATGTGGGTTGCAGGAGGAGATGATATTCAATTCGCCTACCCTAGAATTGTCCAAGATACTGAATGGAAGTATAGGACTCCGCCTACGGAGTTCCCCATTCTTAAGCGCATCAAAGATGATCCTATTATCTATGAACCACAAGCAGCAATTCAATCGATGTTCGAAACAATGGATTTCCCACCGATTGCCGAAAATTGTATGTATGATGTGGATAATGGATATTGTACCAACGAAGTTTTGGGGCTAGTTACTGATATTTGTAAAAGATATTCAGTTATGCCCCCTAACGATACCTTCAACCAAGACATTTTGGATGGAGGTTGCTTAGATAATTGGTACCCAGCTCCAGTTGCCGGAGTTCAATACGGCACATGGGATGCATTCAGGCGCACTTACTACGGTGCATGGCGTGCCGCTTTTCTATTTCGCTCTGGCGGATATAGATGGCGTCAATACCAGACCGCGGTAGGAGCCGAGAAAACCTGGAATATACAGTCAAGTACCGACGTTCCTACATATGGTACGACTTATTGCACCCCTTTCGATACGACAGCACGATTGACCGTACCCCAAGTAATGCAGACCCCTTTTGGTCAACTTGGAATACCGAATACAGAACTTAGCATAGTTCGTGCTGCTACCGATTTCCCTAATGTGGTTACATACATCGCTGCGCGTGATGATTTGCAACTTGGATACCCCATCTTACCGTCGGGAATTCCTGGACATTATTCTCCCCCTGAGACTAAAGCCCCGGAACCAACCCCGCCAGTAACTCCAGTTCCTAGGAGACGTTGAAATACGTGATGACCAGTATAGTTTAGCCTGCGGGCAGAGCGTTGATATATTGTGG